TGCGTTGCGAAAACTATCGCGATCCATCGCAGGAGATGGAGTTTGGCATTTGGAAACGTATGCCAGAGAAAGCTGCCAGGCTATCCATTGTTTCAGCAGTATCACGAGCCACAGACGTCAATGACCTAGTTGTCAACGAAGATGACATGGCCTGGGGGATCGCTGTGGCTGAATGGTGCTCTGCCAGCCTGATAACACGTAGTAAACAGTTTGCAGGTGGGCAGTCCATACAGGAAAGAAATCTTGACCAAGTGCTCCAGGTCATACGCGATGCGTTCAAACAAAAGAAGAATTTGACCAGGACAGAGCTGCGTAAAAAGACTCGAGGTATTCGCAACAAAGACTTCACAGACATCATCTCGCAGCTGGTGGAGATGGAACAGATTACAGTCGAGAATGTCACATCAGTAGGAAGGCCCACGACAATCTACAAGCCAGTCTTGTCCTGACGCTTGTATGGCACCAGCTCGTTGAGCTTTGCCTGGCGTTCTGCACAGCCGCAGCCTAGCTTCTTCTTGACGCCAACACTGGACAACACTTTGGCTACAGTATCGCCAAGGCCACGTGACTTGCAGCGGTGACGTACTGGCAAGACAACGTTGCGCAATTGCAATCCGCAGAACTCGCAAACCCATTTTTCAATCATCTTAGACCGCCGTTATGCTCATTGTTGAACCAGAATGGTTGCAGTAGTGAGTTGTTCCTTGGTAAAGAACTCCATAGCTACTAAAACCGCAATCAATGGTTGGTCCAGCAACACTAGATTGATAACTTGACGTGCCTAATGTGAAACCGTCGCAAGCATTACCAGAAAAGAAACTGACAAGACCATCAACATAAATTGTGCCAAACAAATCTGTAATCACAACTGCTATTGACAGTGAGCTTGTGTTTGTGGCTGCCGTGGCTGTGATGTCGGGGTCGATATCAAAACAGCTGCTCCACCTACAGTCAAAACCGTCAACTTTATCTAAGACATATGTACCATTGACGCCACTACAATTTGAGCATGTGCCGCAATTAGTAGTCCCAGCAAGAACAACAGAAAGTTGTGATGGTGTTGCACCTGAGCAAAGCGTACATTCAATGACACCACAACAACACCTCGCACCACGCTTTCCAAATGGCATTATTCGCAGTCGCCTCCAATCCATTCCCAGGCAGCGCCATTCCAGCGAATCCATGACTCTTTGCCGCTGGTCACGCCTTCGCCATTGTCGCCCCAAGTAACGTTGGCAGTCACGTTGACCGTCGTATCGGTGCCATTCTGGTAAATGCTGAACGTGCCTGCACCACCAGTTGCAATCGTACTGTCTGGCTTCGCCTGCTGAATGAGGCCTGTGGGAGCGATGACCTCAACCTGGCCAGATAGCACTGACTGGATAGCCGGAATGATGTCTGTGGTGCTGGAGTAGTCGTTTCTGCCAACAGCAAAACACCATGAAAATGGGTCGTAGACTTTTACGCTGGTGTATTTGCCACTATTTTTGTAGGTCTTGTTTTGGTGATCCCAGACCTGCAAAATCGCTGTGCAGTTTCCACCAGGCTCGAGCGTTGTCAGTGGCAGGTAGTATTCAATGTTGTTGACGTTGCTGGCATAGCCAAACTGGTAGCGTATCTTCTCCAGCTCACGCTGTGCTCTAAACGCAGCCTGTTTTGCTTCACGTGCCTCACGCAGAATGGTGCGTGCGTCTTCTTTTGTGAATACATAACCTTCTTGACGCATTAAACTGCTCGCGAATAGGTGGCTGAAAATGGTACACCAGTTGGCTCGTTATAGTTGGTGATGGTCATGTATTCTTCGTCCACCATCAATGTGACTGGATCATTGGCATAGATGTTGAGCGTGGTGACTGTTCTTGCTACTGACGACTGATTAAAATCCACTGCGCCACCATAGGCGTTGAGTGTAGTGACGGTGCCAGTGCTGTTGCTGATCAGTGTGCCACCATAAACATTTGCAGTTGTGATTGTGCCTGAGTTGGACGTTTCCAGCGTTCCACCCTGTAGTTCAGATGTAGTCGACGCACAGCGCTGATCCACGCTGCCGCCTCGCTGATAGAGCGTGGTTAATGTCACGCCTGATCCTAGCAGTAGATTGCCAGTTAGAACTCGCACTGTCGTAACTGTACTCGTTTCATCGCCAGCAATAGCAACACCTACACTGCCAGCATTTACGCTGAGTGTAGCAATGGCACTGCCCAGTAGATTCAAGGCTCGTTCACCTGTGCCAGCTGTGCCTGTCCCACGTATTTCTGGTGACACGCTGCTGGAGCCTAAGTTGATGAATTGCTGTCCACCAGACGAGTCTACGACAAGGCTGCTGGTGCCAATTTGCAGGTAGCCAGTCGCGCTGCCAATGTCCTGGTCATAACCTTCCTGTATCGTCAGGCTGCTCAACGACACAGCTGACTGGTTTAGGCCTGCTGTGATTTTTGCAGAGCCAGCTGGGATGTAGACATCGTCTGTGGAGACTGGCACTGTTCCACCCTGCCAGTTACCTGTCACGCTCCAGTCGTATGGTGTGGTGGCGTCGTTGCCTGACCAAATTCTAATAGCCATCTTTTATTTCCAGAGTGTAGGTAGTGTTTGCAAGATAATAAGGTCTTTTTCATCAGGCAGGAACGCCAGAAAATAACTTAATGGATTTGTAGATGCTTCAGCTTTTCCACCCTTAGACACCAGCGTCCTATTTATTTCACCTTTGCCGTCCAGTGGCACTGGACTAGGCAGAGCTGTGCCTCGCTCGTCACGCATGATTTCCAGTTCTGGATTCAAGCCAGCAGCTACCCTGTCGTTGTACGTGTCTGGGTCTGGCCTGATAGCTATGCTCTCATCAAACTCACGATGAAACCACAAACGCTCGTTGTAGGCAAACTCGTAACTGACACGCACCCAATCCAAAGGCATAAAGTCAGTCATGTCACCAATTTGCACGTTTTCAACGCGCAGCGAGTACGTTGGGCAGTCCATACTAAAACGCTTTTTCTTCGCAGTTGGTGGCGACTGCACCCTGTAAGGCAGTGCGTTGAGTTTGCCTTTTGCCTCCATCAACTGTTTCTTCTTCGCGTTCAGCTCATCTATGGTGATCCAGCCTTCCAGTTTGAAGATAGGATATGCCACCTCACGTTCTGGCTGTGGCACTTTTGGTATGGACACTGAATTGCAAACTGGCCCAACGTATGGACCACCTCCTGGCCCACCTAGTTGATTAACATACAGAAAACGTCTGAAGCCATTAAAATCATACTCCTCAACCCACTGATACTTGGCACGCATCATCGGTTCGCTTTTGGTGACGAAGCCAATCGACAAACGAGGTGGATCGAGCAGCGTCGGTGATCCATCACTAGGTGGTTGGTCTTTATTACCTGGATCGCCTCCACCTCCACCTCCTTGGCCTGGCTCTCCAGCTTCTGAAGGGTCTGGACTTTCAAAACTACAGCTGACGAGCCACTTCGTGCGTACTCCCTCACTCAATAGTGCCACAGATACAGTTTTCAGAATCAACGCTGCGTTGCGATCACCTGCGAAACTGTACGACTTGCCAAGTCTAAATGCAGGATGACGTCGCACAACATCAGGACCATCGTTCTTGGCATTAGTTGTGGCCTGATATTCAACTTCCACACTGTATGTTTCGCGTGTGAAATTGCCACCAACAAAGCGATGCTCAATAACCTCTGTGACTGCCACTACAGTAACCTCGCTACTTTCAGAATGGCCTGGCTCTTTGCATCGCCACGCAGACCCTTGATTTCTTCCTCAATGCGTCGTTGATTGTTCAGGTACTTTGCACGTGCGTCTGCATTGTCAATCTCGTCGTTATTGACCACATTCACGTTCGTGGGTGGCCTGTTCGCATTGGCTGCCGCTTTTGTGGATGCACTTTCCAGCTCTGCCATTTCCTTGTTAACGTCTTGCATCGCCAACGCGACGCCAGCAATAGCCAGTCCAGCAGCAATTGCACTGCCAGCCAAAATTGCCCAGCCCTTCGGTCCTGACAGTGCCAACTGGACAGCTTGAGCTGTAGCCAATGCTTGGTAGGCACCTACCAACATGCGAAACACACTGATGACTTTTGGAATGATGTAGATGGCAGCTAGAAATGCAGCACCGAACAAACCAATCTGCACAACAATGCCACGAGTTGTGGCATCTAATGATGTGAACAGATTAGACAACTTCGTCAGTATTGGCGTGATGACAGATGCCACCTGTGTTGCGATGCCTTGAAAAGCTTTACTTAGTCGGTTCATGGCATCAGTAAAATCTGCAGCAGCTTTGGCATCCTCTTCACTCATCACAATGCCTAGCCTACGCGCCTCTGCGATCAATGCTTCAATGCCAGCTTCGCCCTGCTGCAACATGGGCAATAGTTGCGTGCCGCTTTTGCCGAACAGCTCCATAGCCAGTGCAGCTTGTCGGCTAGGGTCTTGCACCTTTGAGATGGCCTGTGCCATCTGTAGAAACTGCTGCTCCGGTGACAGTGTTTGCAGTTGCTGAATATTTAGCCCCAGCATTTGCAGTGTAGTAGCAGCTGTAGACGATCCCTGCTGAACATCAAGGAGAACACGTTGCATGTTACGTATGCCAGTTTCAACTGTCTCAATACTGGCACCAGACTGCTCTGCTGCGAACTTCAAACCAGATAATGCTTCAACAGAAACGCCTGTTCGTTGGCTCATCTTGTCGAAGCTGTCGCCAAGTTCAGCGAAGTCATTAATCATGTTACGCAGAGCATTGATGCTAAACGCAGCAGCTACGCCAGCTGCAACGTTGCCAGCGACCTGCTTAAAACGCTGTATCTGCGTTTCGCCACGCTTAAGGCCTTTTTGCAGTCCAGTGGTTCTGGCCAGGACATCAACAAGTAGTTCACCAACTTTAGCCATATCGTTTTGCTGCTATCTGTTGGAAGGCATCTGGTGAAAAATCACTTTTGCCTTGAGTATTTTCCAGGTGGAAATAGGCCACCCATTCCAGCACCTGGTGGTAGTCCAGGCTTTCCAGTAGTGCGTCCACGTTGGCGTAGCCCAGCTCTTGTGCCAGCTTATAGCCAAAGTGCCTCAATGGACGCTTCTTCAGTTTTTTGCAATGACCTGGTCAGCATCCTCTGTCAGCCTGTTGTGGACCTGAGCAGCATTGGCCAGCTTGACCAGTACGCTAAACTCGAGGTCTGCCAACTGTGCCTGTTCCTCTGGCGTGGCGATTAGCAGATTGCCTGCCTCGTCCACCAGTGTCATGGCCAGCAGTGTGGCTAACTGCTCGATGCTGTTTTCGTCTACGCTGCCACCAGTAAACTTGGCAGCAAACTTGCTAATCTCGCGTCCATTCAGGCTCTGGATTCTGAACGTGGCATCCAGTTCATCAATACGCACTTCTGTGTACCGACGCTTGGCTGCACTGAGCAGCTTATCCTTCGTCCCAATCGTCATACTCTTTTGGCTCCATTTTGATATCTGATGCTTTGTTGACGTTGCCACAGTCGCCAAGCTGTGCTTGGACCCACGCCTGGACAGCGTCACAAAACACCTGTGGATAAGGTCTAATCAATGACACATTCTTGGTGGCGATGTTGACATAGCCTGCCAAGTAGAACTTGCCATCATCGTCCTTTACACGTACTGATTGAATGTCTGAGATGGCTGGCACAAGTTTGCCAGCCACCTTGACTCTTGCAGGATGGTCGTCCAGCTTAAACTCAAACACAAGTGTGCCTTTCTAGCTTCCGGCAGTATAGGTAGGACCAGTGGCACCATCAAATTTGACAGTTGCTGTTCCTCGCATGATTTCACCATTGGCGACATTGGGACCAGTGGACGAGGTCAGGAATCCAGTACCTGCCAACGTTGCGTTGGTCGTTTCTCCACTCTTGAGTGGATAGGTCACTGTAATAGTCTCAGCAGCTGCACTGATTGGTGGGAACGTGCTGAAAGACTGATTCCATTCAAACTCAATCTCAAATTCGCCTGGTTCAACCAGGTCGTCTGCGATGTACTCTTTAAACGCTGTAGTGCCAAGATGCGTGGTTTCCAGTGCCTCACGATCAAACGTCGCACCGCTGATGCTGTAGATGTTGGCAGTAAAGCCACTCGTCCCAAAACTCAGCGTCGTTCCATTTCCAGTATCTGCCATGCCTGCAAATCCTTATCTAAAGTGCAGTTTCTGAATGCACAATTTCGTAGTCACTCACCATCTGATAAAGTCCAACAGCGTCACCATGGACAGGCTCGTCAAACAAGTCCATGTGCATGGCTGCGTTGCAGCTGTGGATGGTCACACCACTGCTGGTTCCTGTGTATTGGTCTATTGCCTCACGGATCGCGTCACGTAATGCCTCTGCACCTGCGTAGGTATTGGCGAAGATGTCAAACTGTAGCCTGGCTGTGGCTGCTCCAGTCGTTCCCCTGACATGTGGGTCAGAGTTTCCACTGACTCGCTGGTATCGCACAGCAGGCATTGTGACGCCTTGTGGCAGCGTCAAAGGATAAATGCGTGTGCTGACCAAGTCAGTCACAGCACTGACACTCAGCAGCCTTGTCCTGATTGCCTTGCCAACGTCAGCCATCAGTTTTCACCTTGACGCCTTTCTCAGTGATCGCACCAGCACGCAGCTGTGCTGCAGTTTCAGTGATTAGGCCTTTTAGTTCGCTGGCATAGATGCCACGTACCTTTTCCCTGTTTTCGTCCAGTGCTGGTCGTAAGTATGGCCTGGCTCTGATGTTTCTCTTGCTCGAGCCATATTCAAGCACTGTTGGATAATAGTATGGATCGCTCTGTGAAATGCCGAGGACATCGCGTGTTGGCGTTTGCACCGACACACCTACGACAGTGCTGCTACGTTTACGCTTTGCAGCTCTCAGTTTTAAGTTCTTGCGTAGCTTTCCAGTTTTGACTGGAACACGTGCTCTTGCTGTGTCCAACACTGGCTTGCCTGCTTTGCGTGTTGCTTTACGCTGTAGCTTCTTCTGTAGCGTTGGCTGAAACTGCTTCAGTGCTTTCTGCACTTCCTGCACGCCATGCAGTTGAGCAGTAATTCTGACCATGTTCTCTGCCATCACACAGCCTCCTGCGT